GTGAAAGTCACTGGTAATCAAACACATATTCACAATAACTTATAACATAGGAGATCATATATTATGGCAAACGGAGATACCTCCCCCAGTCGCGTAGGTCTTGTAGAAGGCGGATCAGATAACAATGCGTTGTTCCTTAAAAAGTTCAGCGGAGAGATTCTGCAAACCTTCGAAGAGTCTAACGTATTCAAAGCACTACACACCATCAGAACCATTGAGTCCGGTAAGTCCGCTCAATTCCCAGTAACAGGCATCGCTTCTGCTGCTTACCACACCCCCGGCGAAAACATTGCTGACGGTGGAAACAGCTACTTAAGCGACATCAAGAAAACTGAGAAGATAATCAACATCGATAAGATGCTTGTTGCTTCTACTTTCTTGGCTAACATCGACGACGTAAAGAACCACTACGACATCCGCAGCGTCTACGCTAACGAGTTGGGTAAAGCTCTTGCCGTTCGTTTCGATACTGCTCTTGCTAAAGTGTTCATCGCTGCTTCACGTGATTCAGCTAACTTGTCTCAAGTAAACAAAACAGGTGGACAGCTTGACGTAGCTAACAACGACTTCTCAGCTCCTGACACTCCCGGTACTGTTGCCGCTATCACTGGTGCTGACCTCGTAGCTGCTTTCTTTACCGCTGCTCAGAAGCTTGACGAGAATGACGTTCCTAGTGACGGTCGTTTCTGCGTTCTTCGCCCACAAGAGTACTACAAGTTAGTAACTGGTGCTGACGCTTCCAACAGCTTCAACCTTCTGTCTGCCGTTAACTCGGACATCGGAGGTCAAGGAAGCATCGCTCAAGGTACTGTTCCTCAGATCGCTGGCATCAGCATCTACAAATCCAACCACATCCCATCCACTGACCTTAGCTCCACTTCTACTGGAGACGGTGCTGCATCTAACGATGTATTCGGCGGAAACGGTGTTGGTTATAACGGAGACTTCCGCAATAGCTTGGGTATCGTATCCCACTCCGCTGCAGTTGGAACCGTTAAGTTGCTTGATCTTGCTACCGAATCGGAGTATCAGATCGAGCGTCAAGGTACGTTGTTTGTCGCTAAGTATGCTATGGGTCACGGAGTTCTCCGTCCTGAGTGTGCTATCGAACTAGTAGCGTAACGCTCTTCTCTCGGTGTTGGGGAGGTCTGTGATTCGTTCCGCTCCCCTCCACTGATTATTTTTTATATGTATAGCTATGGCACTGACGACTAAATTAGAAGCAGTAAACACGATGATAAGCGTCATCGGAGAATCACCAGTCAACACGATAACAGGTGTAAGCCTACCGATCACAGCTATACAAGCTATATCTACATTGAATGAAACAAGCAGAGCCGTACAGTCGGAAGGTTGGCACTGCAACACAGAACATGAATACGAACTTACTCCAGACGCAAATACAAGTAAGATCACACTTCCGACAAACACTTTGAAGTTCGACCTTGATCCATTGTTATATACAGACAGCGACCCTGTACAACGTGGATTAAAACTATACGACAGAAAGAACCATACTGAGGTGTGGACTAAGAGTATAAAAGGAACTATCACTTTTGAATTAGAGTTTGAGGATTTACCAGAACAGATCAGACATTACGTAACGGTTAAAGCTGCTCGTATCTTTGCTAATCGCTTTATAGGTAATCGTGAGATAGAAGGATTTACATTACGAGAAGAAGTGGAAGCGAAAGCACGGGCAATTGATAGCGACTCTGAGAATGCAGACAGAACTATCTTTGACCATTACAGCGTACTTAGAGTATTAGATAGATAAACGATATGCCTCTGTTAGTAACAAGCGTACCGAACCTCGCACAAGGGGTATCACAACAACCAGACAATCTTCGTTATCCCGGTCAATGTGACGAACAGATTAATGCTTGGTCTACTGTTGTTGAAGGCTTAGTAAAGCGTCCGAATACACGCTGGGTAAATCAGTTTAATAGCAACTCTGTTAATGAAGCTAATCAATCTAAGCTATTCACACACTTCGTAAAGAGAGATGAAGATAACAAGTACTGTGTTACGGTATCGTTGGGTAACAGCGTATCGATTGGACAAGTAGGTGTTATTGATCTTGAGAGTGGTAACAGTATATCGGTATCTATCTCTTCTACTGCTTCTATATATCTTAGTGGTATCAGTAATCCGTTAGCAGACTTACGAGCATTAACAGTAGCTGACTATACGTTCCTTGTTAATACAAAGAAGACGGTAGCTAAAGACGCTAACGCTTATAGTGGTACACCAAATAAGGAAGCTCTTATTGTAGTTAAATTAGGCGACTACGAAAAGGATTATAACATATATATTAATAATACTTTAGTTCCTGTAACATCAGGTCTTTCTAGTAATAAAACACAAAAAGCAGGCACTACATATATAAGTGGTAATTCACAAGACGGGCAACACGCAGATACAGAAGTTATAGCTAAAGACTTAGCTGATTGTATATCTGCCTCTTACGCAACAACAAGATCAGGTATTACAGGTATTACTTTTTCAGATGATTCAAGTAATTGGTTGCAGGGAGATATAAGTATAAGGAACGGACTTCATGATTTAAAACCTCCGAGCCTTCCAACTAAAGTAGAGTTCGTAGTTAAACAAAACTCACCTAATCCTTCTAATCCTAGTAGCACTTTTCCTAATAGATCAGCTAAAGGTTTCTGTGAAGTAGAGAATGGAGTAATAACAGACTTTATATTTACAAATAGCGGTGATCATTATAACTCAGACACAGCAACTTATCCGTTATCTGTACAAATAAATCAGTATGGGTGGCGTGGTGATATTTGGCTTCCTTTATCTTTATCTTCTGGAAGTCCTCCGTCTGCACCTACGACTATGACCCCAACTGTAGCTACTATTGAACCTTTTATCGTAGAGAGGGAGGGTAGCGTGATACGCATAAAAGAGACAAAAAGCGTATCAAATGGCGGTAGTTATTATTTATTAAAAGAAGCTCATATAGCTAATTCCGATAACGAACCCGGGGTAGGACAAGCGTGGGAAACATTTTGGGAATTAACTACCTCTTCATCAGGGGCTACAGCTTGGGTAAGTGGTACGGATTACGATCTTGGAACAGACTTCGATATACGTACTACAGACGGTTTGAGTAACGAAGGCTTAGAGGCTGTATATAAAGAAGTATCTAGTATTACAGATTTACCTAAACAATGTTTTAATGGCTTTACTGTTAAAGTAAAAGGAGATGCGGATATAGACCAAGATGATTATTACGTTAGTTTTTCAACAGACAATAAAACTAAGTTTGGTAAAGGAAGCTGGGTAGAAACAGTAGGGTGGAAGCAAGATGAAAGTGAAACTGGTTTAATTCAAAGTATACAAACTAACTTAGATAGTAATACTATGCCCGTCACTTTAGTTCCTATATTTACAGGAAATGAAATAACATCTTTTAAATTACAGACTCCACAAGAAGATGAGACACAAGAACCAACTGTTCAAAAAGGATGGCGTAGCAGACAAGCAGGTGACGATAACACCAACCCATTCCCATCTTTCGTAGGTAATAAGATCAACGATGTATTCTTCTTTAAGAACCGTTTAGGATTCCTCACAGATAGTAATGTTATCTTTAGTGAAGCAGATGAATACTTTAACTTCTTTCGTACTACCACACAACAGCTACTAGACAGTGCACCGATAGACGTCGGATTAAGCCACACAAAGGTAGCTGTACTTCAATACGCTTTACCGTTCCAAGAGAAGCTGATGTTATTCAGTAAGCAGTCACAGTTTGTATTACGTGGAGCAGACATATTAAGTCCTAAGACTGTAGCTATATCTCCTGTTACTGAGTACGATATATCAGACGGTATACAGCCGTTAGCATTAGGTAGCTATATCTACTTCCCATTTAACAGAGGACAATACGAAGGGATGTTTGAGTACTTTGTTGATAACAACACGGAAGTATTTGAAGCAGAAGAGATTACATCACAGATACCAAAGTACATACCATCTAACATACGTACTATGGCTGGGTCTGCTTCTGAGTCTATGGCGGTGTTGCAAAATGCTACAGACTTAAAGACGTTGTATGTATATAAATACTTCTGGTCGAACAAAGAAAAGATACAGAGTGCTTGGCAGAAGTGGGAGTTTGATGACAATGTTACCGGGTTCGATTTTATCGACAGTACGTTATACTTAATACTTAACGCTCAACAGTTGGTAGAGATGCCAGTTGAGAACGCCCTGACTGATGAAGGCTTGGAGTATACATTGTTATTAGATAACAGAGTGGATGGAGCAAGAGATCACGACGACGATGACGAAATAGATTTAACCGTTAGTTATAGCTCTCAAGACAACGAAACTACTATATCTAATCTACCAAGCGGATACGGTGTGGAAGTTACTACAGATGTAGACGGTAACGTTACAGCTTCTAATGTAGCAGTGTACACTAAAGGAGGTTCGGGTCGCACTATATCAGGATCAGGAGCAAGCACTACTGTAAAGATAAAAGGATTCATAGCTAGTTACGTAGATAACGGTGGAGACTATGTTCAATACAACGGTGAGTACTACTACTGTATATATAGCCACACCTCTACTTCTACCTTTGAAAGTCAATACTGGAGGAAGGCAGCGTACCCTCCTAGTGATGTTACTGATTGGGCTAGTTCTACAAGTTACAGTAGAGGTACAATATACAAATGTGAAACGAATCATACTTCTCCTAGTACTTTTATAGCAATCGATACAAGCGTAGAACCTAACATTACGTATTGGGAAGTTAGTACAGAAGTACCTTCCGCTCCTGAATGGGGACCAAATATCTTTTACAACAACGAGAATTACTTTGTAGTGGGTAAGCCGTACAATATGTTGTACAGGTTCTCTAACCAAGCACTGAAGCAACCAACAGAAAGAGGAGGACGTAGTGCTTCTGATTACACCTTTCAAAACATCCGTAACGGTAGTATAGAGTACGCAGATACTGGGCACTTCACTGTAGAAGTAACGCCACGATTCAGAGATACCTACACCTACGTATACAATCCTACTTTGTTATCTTCTATATCTACCCTTGATCGGTTCACCCCAGAGAGTGGCCACTTTAGGTTTGGTGTACAATGCCGACCAGAAGAAGCAACGATTGAAGTAAAGAGCAGTTCAGCCTTGCCAGTTAAGTTATTAGCTGCAGAGTTTGAATCTATGGTAGCATCGAGGAGCAGAAGATATGGAGCTTAGAATAGATGAAGCACAACCTGATATGGATGCTGTTGATCTGTATGAAGACCTGCGGGAAGAAGATATGTTAGAGATACTCGGACTTATGCACCACCCACGAGACGCTGTTATTATGTCTTACGCTACATCCAGCAAGTGCTACAGTGTAAAAGATGAGATGAATAACTTATACTGTTCTTTTGGTGTGGCTGCTATCAACGGTACGAATATCGGAAGTGCTTGGTTATTAGGTACTAGAAGATTACCAAGGATCAAGAAGTTCTTTTTGAAACACTCAGCGGAACGCATGATGGACTTGTTAGATGGGTTTGATTATCTGACAAACTATGTGATGCGTAGTAACAAGTTGAGTATTAAATGGTTGGAGTGGTTAGGTGCAGAGTTTAGCGATTGTCAGTATGAAGGCTATCTGTCATTTATATTAGAGAGGAAGTAAGTATATGTGTCATCCAGCAGCATTAGCAGTTATAGGAGGTCTTCAGGCTGGTATGCAGTTTGCGGGTCAACGTCAGCAAGCTAGACAACAAGCT